TTGTGGGACAAAATATCAAATTTGATTTATCTTGGATACGGGAGTGTGGATTTGTTTATGATGGTGATATCTACGATACGATGGTGGCGGAATATATTCTTGCGAAAGCCCAGCGTTGGCCTCTTGGACTTGCTTCTCTTGCAGAAAAGTATGACGTTACCCGCAAGGAGAAGGACCTTGTTGAACCGTATCTTAAATCGGGTAAGACGTTCTACGACATCCCGTGGAAGATAGTAGAAGAGTATGGTAAAGCTGACGTACAAGCTACAGAAGAGATAGCACTAAAACAGCTAGAGGCCTTTGGCACTACATTTGAGGAATTTTACAATGCAGCGAACTTTATTACCGACACTAAGACTGTCGCTTGAGATGACAGACGTTCTGGCTCGTATGGAGCAGAACGGGTTAAAGATAAACAGAGAGACGTTAGCCAACATTCGTAGCGAATACGAAGAGGAACTGTTCACATTAGAGCGGCGGCTTAACGAACTTGCGGCAGAGGCTATGGGAGACACTCCCGTGAACCTTGACAGTCCTGATGACCGTTCCAAGCTTTTCTATTCATGCCGTGTGCTGGATAAGAACAGGTGGGCTGGTGTGTTCAATCTTGGTCACGAGATTCGTGGTGCCGGAAAGAAACCAAAGCGGCGTACCCGTATGAGCCGTGCTGACTTCCGGCGAACCGTTGTCAACGAGACTGAAGTATTGTACAAGACAAAGGGTAGCCAGTGTACCGATTGCGGCGGCATGGGGCGTTATACAGCCCGTAAAAAGGATGGCACACTAGGTAAGGCTATCCGAATCTGTAAGCCCTGTCAGGGCAAAGGTGTGCTTTACATACCCACGAACCAAGTGGCAGGGTTCAAGCTTATTCCTCGTGACCCCTATGATGTGGCGGCGGCAGGATTCAAGACAGATAAAGAAACACTTGAAAGTATGTTTACATCACTGCGCGGTGAAGCCCGTGAGTTCGCAGAAGCTTACATACGCTACAGTGCGGTTCGAACCTATCTGCGTTCGTTCGTTGAGGGCATGGAAAACAATGTGGATGCGAACGGTTTTATCCACACAGAATTCATGCAGTGTGTTACAGCGACTGGTCGCCTTTCGTCTAGGAATCCGAACTTCCAAAACATGCCACGAGGTTCAACCTTCATTATTCGTAAGGCTGTCGAAAGCAGGTTCGAAGGTGGTTATATACTTGAAGGAGACTATGCCCAGCTTGAGTTTCGTGTTGCTGGGTTCCTTGCTGATGACCCAGCTATACGAGAGGATGTAGAGGCAGGTACAGATGTTCACAGCTATACTGCTAGTGTTATCGGATGTTCACGACAAGACGCCAAAGCGCACACGTTCAAGCCGCTCTATGGTGGGGTATCTGGTACAGAAGACCAAAAGCGTTACTACAATGCGTTCAAAGAAAAGTACAATAATGTTACCAAATGGCACGAACGGTTGCAAAAAGATGCCGTGACCAAGAAATACATCGAACTGCCATCAGGACGCCAGTATGCTTTCCCCAAGGCTAGGTGGACAGACTGGGGTACAGCCACTGAGCGAACCGCAATTTGTAACTATCCGGTTCAGGGATTTGCCACCGCTGACCTGTTACCGACTGCACTGGTTCGACTAAGCAAGATGATGCGAACCAGAAATATGCTTTCTGTAATTTGCAACACTGTTCACGATTCAATCGTGCTGGATGTGCACCCTGATGAAAAAGAGGCTTGCATCAACCTGTTAGCTGAGTGTATGCTGGCTATACCTACTGAGACTTTGAACCGTTATGGGTTCGAATATAACATGCCTGTTGGAATAGAATTAAAAATAGGCGAAAATTGGCTTGACTTGGAAGAAGTCTTGACTGTATAATCCATGTACGCTTAACGCTCATATAAGGAGAAACGACATGAGCAATGAACTACAAATGATAAATGATGACCTTGATAACATGCTGACCGCTATGCAAAGTGGCAACGTTGATGCCATTATGGAGATGACTGGTCAGGCAGACTCAGACAACAAACCAAAGCTTGGGTTGCCCCGTCTGACTATTAACTATGACACAGAGACTGATGAAGGTCTGCAGTTGCGCCGTGGTTCGTGGCGTATCTGGAACGGTTCTGCCGTGACCTATTCAGATAAAGTACACATCCGCCCGTTGTTGCGTACCTACGAATGGTCTGTATGGGACCAAGAAGAAGGCAGGTTTTCTTGCAAGTCTGTTCAGAAAACCAAGCTGGCAGGTGATTTCCCTGACACGGCTGGTGGTAACAAGTGTGGACGCCTCTCTAAGCAAGAGGAAGAAGCCTTTGGTGCGGATGACCCACGGACTCTGTTGAGCCGCTCTGTGAACTGTAATCAGGTAATCTATGGTATCATCGATTCTCCTGAAGCCACTCTTGCGGACGGTACAGCCGCTCCTATCGAGGGTATGCCGTTCGTTGCTTACTTCAAGCGGTCAGGTTTCCGCCCTGTCAGTGACTTCATTCAGAAGACGCTTACAGCTAAAAAGAAGCTGATGCACAACGTGGTCATTGAACTGGGCACAGAAAAGCAGAAGAACGGTGGGGTTGTCTACTGGACACCTACACTGGCTTTGGTCAAAGAAGTCGAGTTCACAAAGGACGATGAGGCTCTTTACGAACAGTTCAAGGACACTGTAAAAGGCCACAACGAAACAGTATTCAATGAGTACAAATCAGCACAAAAGGCAACTGCGTCTGCTGATGACATTGACCTGTCGGCTCGTCTGGCTGGCTAATCATGTTACCTCTCATTGAAGTACAAAACTTCCTTCAGAGAGCAGGGCGGGGGGAGATAGACTCTTCCCGCCTTGAACCTTTGATAGAACAGTTCGGTGAGGATTGTAAGGCAGCTATGCGTAAACAATTCTCAGACCGTGGTGATTATCGTATTCGGATGTCAGGTGTTGGTCGTCCGCTTTGCCAGCAGCAGCTAGAAAAGCAAGGCCACACCCAAGACGTTGCCTATAACGATATCGTGCGGTTCGCAACTGGAGACTTGCTGGAAGCTTTTGCTATCCTTGTAATGAAAGCGGCAGGTATAAAGGTAGTTGACGAACAGAAGAAGTGTTCCCTTGAACTTGCGGGGCAAACCGTCAACGGTACACTGGACGTAATCCTTGACATAGACGGAGAGGAAGAGGTCTGGGATATCAAGACTGCCAGCCCGTGGTCGTTCGAAAACAAGTTCTCTGGGCGTGGTGGCTACGATGTAATCAAAGAGGATGACCCATTTGGTTACGTCATGCAGGGGCATCTTTATGGTGAATCTGAAAAGAAACGATTCGGTGGTTGGATTGTAATTAACAAGTCAACTGGCGAGTGGGACTTTGTAGAGGCACCAGAGGAGCAAAGCGAAGACCGCAAAGCATATTTAGAAGATGCGAACAAGCGGGTGAAGTCTATCGTAGAGGATGCACCGTTCAAGGTACCGTTTCAATCGGAACCTGAATACGTTACCATCGACAAGCAAAAGGTAGAGACAGGTAACCGTCTCATGCCCAAAACTTGTTCGTTCTGTTCGTTCAAAGAGATGTGCTGGAAAAACGCTGTGTATGCACCCAAGGCTACATCTAAAGCTAAGTTCAAACCGCATGTGTGGTACACTAAGCTGGTCAAGAAAGACGTAGCCTAATGCCTATACTTTACACAAGAGAGTACCCCCACGAACTGTTCGAACTCAATCCAGAGTTGCGCTGTGTGTTCGTAGAATCACACGAGCGTCGTGGGGGTGGTCGTTCTACTGTACGGGTTCGTCAGTTAGAGATTAGCCTACCAATTACTTTGCGTAATAATTTTTCATCAGACGGTGCTTTGGATTCGCGAACCGAAGCGCGAGACATCCGCCTTATCGAAGAGGAGTTTCAGAACATTGCTCATCATCTACGTCAGGGGGTCACTGTATGTCTACCGACATTAGCATTGTCCCAAGAACTAGAACAGCTAAAAAAGCAATCACCAAAAGTAGAACAGTATCTATTGAAAAGGCTAGAAGGGGTAAAGGCGGGGTTTCCGTTGCAAGGATTATGAGAGGCACAAAGTACAGGTCACATTTTGAGATTGGATTAGCCAAGGCTCTTTCTGAAAAGAATATTGCGTTTGAATATGAGAACGCGAAATTTACTTACATACCCAAGCCGCGAACCTACACTCCTGATTTTTATTTACCTGAACAAGACATTTACATAGAAGCTAAAGGTAACCTAGATAAAGGGGACCGTGTTAAGATGCAGTTAATAAAACAACAGCATCCAGAACTAGACATACGATTTGTATTTCAAAGAGCGCGAAACAAGATTTATCGTGGAAGCAAAACTACCTATGCAGACTGGGCGAACCGCTACGGCTTTCCTTGGGCAGAAGGCGGTATACCAGAGGAGTGGTTTAAAGATGACTGATGAACGGGACTTTGAAGTTGCCAGCCTGTTGCCTGATAGGTGGTACATAATATTAACTAAAGTAGATGATGATAACTTTAGAATGACAGCCTACGATACAACTAAACCTATGGACGATGATGATGAGTTAGTTGATGCAGGGTTTGTCACACAGCAGGGTATCATTGAACTGCTTGAAAATGATTTCGATAGACTGATTCAAGCTGGTCTTGCCCGTATCTCGTTTCAGGAAATGAAGGACACCCTTCTACAAGAAATGGAAGAACACGGAGTCGATGTAGAACCCCGCGAACGTGTTACTGAACGTGACAACAACGTATTAAAAGTAGATTTTGGAACAAAGCAATGAAACTAAACGATTATCAAAAGCAAGCAATGCATACCGCCATATTTCCAGCTAGAGATGGCTATATCTATACAGCGTTAGGCCTAGCGGGTGAGGCTGGTGAAATAGCAAACAAGGTAAAAAAGTTTGTTCGGGACGGTTACACCCAAGAAGAATTACCAGCCAAGATAAATGAGGTTCGCGCAGAACTGGGAGATGTTCTGTGGTACGTTGCAGTTATGGCAGAGGTTCTGGAAACAGACCTTGAAACTATTGCCGAAACCAACTTAAAAAAGTTGCAAAGCCGTAAAGAACGTGGCAAGCTGTCTGGTGATGGAGATGACAGATGAGACACGAGGAATACATGAAATATAGGGAACGCTTGGAACAGGCTGGCAAAGAAGCCTATGGCAATGTAGACATGGTCAACAGCCCCCCGCACTATAATCAGACTGGCATAGAATGTGTTGACGCAATACAAGCCGCTACTGATGAAGGGTTTGAATATTACCTTCAGGGAAATATACTTAAATATCTTTGGAGATACCGCTATAAGAACGGTTCGGAAGATTTACTAAAAGCAAGATGGTATCTTGACAAACTAATTGAAGTTCGAGGAGACGACGAATGAACAACCACCTACCTACCGTATATCAACAATTTATTCACAAGTCACGCTATGCTCGTTGGCTAGA